GAGCGTTTCTGCTGACTCGTCACTTTACCCAGAACGCACTACGCTTAAATATGGGTAATGCAACCTTTGATACGGCTTTTGGTACAGGTATTGAAGAGGTCGCGTTTACTAAAGAAGCTACCAAACTTACGGCTTATCGAGAGTCAGGCGTGTTTACGTATAACTCTGTCATTCCAGCAGACCAGCCAGTGCTACCAATGTATGTTGGTGTAAGAAATAAAGGCGGGCTTCTGGATGGGTTTAACGATGGCGATATGGACTATATATATGTCATCCCTAAACTAATGAGTCAACCAGATATTGAAGCCGCACAAGCTAATGTTGAGCGTTTACTCTATTTGGATAATTTGGGTAACTTAGCTTCTGATTACATTGACCAACCAACCCTCGATTTAATGGTGTTAGGTAATGGCATGGCTTTTTCGTTCTCAGAAAATGCAAGTTGTAATGGTCAGGTTTACGACCTTGCAACTAAAACAACTAAAACTATTACTAATTGGTCTGCAAGCGTACATAGTAATTACACGCCTAATGGCGGATATCAAAACGCTTTAATCACGCAAGATGCAAACGGTAGTCATACAGGCCTGGCTACGATTGACGTTGAAGCAGATACGTTCCTCGATGCACAAACCCAATTCACAAATGAAAACGGCTTAACACTTATAGACAACTTAGGACAATGGGAGATAACCAAATGATTGCTGAACGCTTATACGTAACCGCGCCAAATATCTTTAATGGTGTTGATGTGGTTAATCAGATGCCTATCCCAGTGGAAGGGTTTCAGAAACCTGATGGTAGCTATATGACTATTGCAGACTATTGTGCTGAACTAGCCTTACAAGGTTTTGAACGTAGTCCGATTCCAATAGGCATGGATTACTTTCTGTTCGGTTTTGAGTTCACGCCACGGGGCACAATGGCTTTTATCAATTACCTTGAATCTCTAGGTGTAACGGTTATTGCCGAAGAGAAAGACGGTCTTACAACTGTTGGGGTTGATGTGGTTTATTTCTTACGCTGGTCAGATCAGCAGAAGCTACAAGCGGTTAATCCTCTATTTCCGAGTGATGAACCATGAATAAACTATCTACTTGGTTAGGTGTTATTGGTCTGTTAGTAGCAATCGTGCTTATGGCTGATGCGGCTTATACTTTGCATGGTTTGAATAATACGCTTGGCGCATTGGGTGAGAGTTTAGCCCAGCAAGATACCGTTTTTTAAAGTTGGCTTGAAGCTTCAAAAGGGATTCAATCCAAAATCAAGCTGGATAAATCTAATCCAGCTATGTATAATCCGCACATCAAATGTACTCACCAATGATTTTGCAAAATTTCAAAAGTGAGTACAAAAGTGAGTACAAATTCATTTGTAATCGCTGTAAGGTAGAGAGCACAGGGGTTTCTCAATCCCCCGCTCTCCGCCATTTATTTATTTTTCTTCTCTTCTTTTCCCTTTCTTTTTTATTCGGCTCCACTCTCAAAGCCCGTATTTAAAAGCCTTCCAGCTTCTTTTCGTTCCTAAATTCCTTTTTAATTCTCTGTTTACCCTTTCTTTATTTCCCTTTGCTTTTCTTTACAACCCCGTTTTTTTTGAGTATAAATGTGAGTACAAAATTTTGTTTTATTAAAAAATGAGTACAAATGTTAAATATCACTCAGATTAAAAACTTTGCGCCTGCTGATAAGCTTTACCGAAAAACGGATTCTAATGGCCTTGTTTTGGAGGTTAAGCCGTCTGGGGTTAAGGCTTGGCGGTATCGGTATAAGTTTGAGGGCAAGGCCACGATGATGGCGTTGGGGAATTATCCGGCGGTGTCGTTGGCTGAGGCTCGGCGTTTGCGTGATGAAGCGCGTTTGTTGTTGGATCAGAATATTAATCCGCGTGAGTACAAGGCGAACAGGCCTGTTGAAAGTGTGAGTACAATCACGTTTGGCGAAATGTTTGCTGAATGGTTTGAGCATAATCGTGCGGATTGGTCTGAGGGTTATGCGGATGATGTGTTGGAGCGGTGCACGAATCATTTGTTGCCACACTTGGCTGATCGGGCCATTGGTGAGATTACAGCGATGGATATGTTGGCGGTGTTTAAAACCATCGAGGCCCGTGGCACGTTGAATATGTTGAAGAAGGTCAAAGGGTATGCGAGCCGTGTGTTTCGGTATTCGGTTGGGATGGGCCGGTGTGCGATTGATCCGACGCGGGATTTGCCTGACGATGTGTTTAAAAAAGAGCAGCCAAAGCGCTATGCGACGACCGTTGACCCGGTGGCGATTGGTGGGATTTTGCGGGCGGTGTCGGGTTATGCCGGTTACCCACAAGTGCGGCTGGCGTTGATGATGGCACCGCACGTGTTTTTAAGGCCGTCGGAATTGTGTGGCATACGCTGGGATGAGGTGGATTATAAAAACCGATTGATTCGCATACCTGCGGCCCGTATGAAAATGAAGCGGCCGCATATTGTGCCGTTGAGTGATCAGGTTTTAGATTTGGTGATGCAGGCTCAGGCTTTACGTTTAAAAAGTGATTTCCTATTTGAAAGCCCGCGATCATTTACGCGCCCGATTGTGGCGGATACGTTACGCAGTGCGTTGCGGCGCTTGGGTGTGAGTGATGAAGAGTTAACCACTCACGGTTTTAGACACATGGCCAGCACGTTATTGAATGAGCAAGGCTGGCCGGGTGATGCGATTGAACGCCAGTTGGCGCACGTGGAATCAAACAAGATTCGCGGCACGTATAATCAGGCTGAATATTTAGACGTGCGCCGCGATATGATGCAAGGTTGGTCGGATTATTTAGAGGGTTTGGTTTGAATCAAAAGCCTCTAAATAGGTAGTCGGAAAAGTCAGTATCTATTTGATTTTCTTCCATGCACCAAGCGCATTTTTCACAGCGGTGCTTCCCGTCGTCACCTACCATTACTCGATCTCTTCCACAATTTGGGCAGCCGTTTTTTGGATTATCGTATTTTCCCACTTTTGCTTGCTGCTCTTCAATGTGAAAGTGTTCTTTATCTTGAAGGTTTGTTATTTGTTCGTAAAGGTTTCTCTCAGTCATTGGATCTTCTTTTTTGAATAGTTATCTCAGTATTAATTTTATCTCTCAGGTGCTCAAGTTCTGGCGACTGGAATCCTTCATTGTGTATTCCTTCATCTAGAGAGGTTTGTAATACATGATTTAGTTTATCTGCTTCAGAATGGTTTAAAACAAGTGTTATTTTTTTGTCTGCTTGATTGGGTATTGAAACGGGATCATCTGAAAAAGAGAGGGCTTTTCCATCTAGAAGTTTGGCGATTGTTCCTGCTGGTAGTTCTATTGGGTTTTCAAAGTTATTTAACCATTCTTCATCATCAGCTTTGTAAGGGTAGGTATCAAAAATTAGTTCAGTCCCGTCTTTATCTACTGCTAAGAAGGCCATTGATATATCCTTTTTTCTGTTTATGTTTGTTGGTTTGAGAGATTCTTAGTACCCATTCAATCTTTTTTGCTTTATCAGAAATTCCATATAACTGATGCTCACTTGGCAGGGTGATGCGATTGAACGGCAGTTGGCGCACGTGGAATCAAATAAGATTCGCGGCACGTATAATCAGGCCGAATATTTAGAGGTGCGCCGCGATATGATGCAGGCCTGGTCTGATTATTTGGGTTCGTTGGTTTGATCTATTGAATCAAAGTATTTTTGCCCGTCGTAAATTTCACCTGTGTTTCTGTTAAGAAAAACCCGCCATGTGTGTTGCATCTCAGTAATATCGATCAAGGTTGAGGTGTCGATTTCTTTTGGTAGGCAGGTCGGTGGCGTTGTTGTTAAATCAATGTTTAGGTCTTCTTTTTTCATGGTTAAGTCTTTAATTCTGATTTATTAAATAATCATACCGAAATGGGCAGGCCTGGTCTGATTATTTGTGTGCGGCATTCCATTTTTCTATGGCTTCTATTTGTGCGGTTTTAACTTGTTTTGAGTCTGCACCCGCATCCATTTCAAAATCATTGCTTGGCGGTCCAAAGGCTCCACAACCTCCGCATTCAACTACGGCATGCTCGGCACCGCTGGTGCAATCTCTAACTACATTAGTTCCGTGTCCGTCATAATTACAGAAAGGGCATGGTTTAACTTGCAGTCCAGTAGGTTCGTGTAACATTGAATGCTCTCCATTTGAATCAGGTTTATTAAATAATCATACCGAAACGGACAGGCCTGGTCGGATTATTTGGATTCGTTGGTTTGAGTGGTTGATAAATCGTATTCGCGTATCGTGTGATTGATGGCGTATAGTCTCCACTCTTGATAGCCAGTCGATTTGGTGAATGAATGCTCCCACCAGTCTTGATCAAAAATCGGATACAACTCATGCCCATCGTAAATTTCATTCATGAAGTCGGCTACCGCATGCTCGTTTTCGCAATATGGTGCTTCTTCAATAGCCTGTTTAATGTTCTCTATTTTTTCATTGCTAGGTTCTTCACTTTCAATCCATCTTTGAAGCCATTCATTGAGAAGCCTTGACAACTCTTCGGTATCAAATTCTGTATTTTTACCAAACTTAGATGTCGATACTTCTTTCTCTGTCCAGTATCCGAGATTTATGCCTAGCTGCTCGGTTCTGAAAAAATCAAACATGTCAGGTATTCGAGAAAATGTTGAGCTGCCCATATCACCGACTATTGATAAATACCCTGGCCATGTAATTACTTCGTAATACATATTTGATGAATTTGGTTTCCTCATCATTAGGTGGCGATACAGTCCATCATCATGAAGAACTGTTAACTCATGCTCTTTTGTGTTTTCAATAAACTGTTCTTTACTGCCGAATTTACTCATTTTCCTTTCCTCTCAAATCCCGTGCATTTGACCACTACCAGCTGGACTTTTCCGGCGGGGATGGTTTGCAGTATGGGCATGGTTTTAAAATCTAGGTGGTTGCAGTTGGTGTATAGCTTGGTGCAGGCCACGCACATACTGCCCTTGGGTTGGTACGCGTTGAGCATTTAGGGTTCCTTTGGTGTTGGCAGGTAAGCCCATTTGATTACGTCAATTCTACTGTCGTAAGAGTCAGTCCATTTTCTGCCTGGGAGGTACATACTGCAAATAACTCCATTTTGGTTAAACACTTGAACTGTATCTGTGTCACAGTCAAGGTCAGGCCACGTATCAGCATCATCAGCGTCAAACTCCACCCACTCGACCACACTGGCATTCTTTGCTTCTGCTAGTTGTTTTAATTGAGGTAGGGTTAATAAGCTGTAAAGATAGTTAAGTTCATCGTCGGCTTCGTCTTCAAAATAAACACCATTCTCAATTAGTGATTTTAGGAATGTTTTTTGGGTTTCGTTACTCTCAATCACGCCGCACCTCGCATGGCTTGTTGTTCGTTCCAGTTGATAATTTCATCTTCGTACCAGTAGTTCACGTGGCCGCCTTTTTTGTGGGGTTTTGGGAACGTTGGATCGTAGAGGTTCTCTGATTTCTTTTCTTTGTGGTAACGTCTGCGGATGGCGGATTGTTTAAGGCCGGTTAGCAGTTCCACCTCTTTAAATGTGATGGTTTTACGCCCGTTGGGTTTACTGGGTTGTGTTTGGGTATTTTGCAAAGCGGCTTCAATGCCTAGCTCTGCCCCCATTTTGGCGGCTTGGGTCACAATGTCCGCCAGTTCTTGGTTGGTTAGGGTGATTGTGGTCATTTGTATGGCTCCACGTTGACCGATCCGTTTAGGTCGGTGCGGTTGAAGGTGTCAGCAAGGTAGGTTTTGCGAATGTTGATCATGGTTAGCACGTCGGTTTTGGCGCGGTGTGGGTCGCCGATGATTTGCACGCCTAAGTCGTTGGCGGTGTATTCCAATTTATAGCGTCCGGTGCGGCTGATGTTTTGCGGTTGGGTTTGTTCGATGTAATTGGCATATTCGTTCATGGCGCAAATCACCTCGGCATCGTCTAACAGGCCTGTTAGGAATGCGGCATCAAATTGGGCGTTCCACATATAGACTTTGCGGCCTTGGGTGTGGCGTTGAATGTCCGCTGAAATGTCCGCTAAACTGGGCGCGTTTTGGACCATTTGCGGGCTGATGTGGTTAATGGCTTGGGCTTCTGGCCACTGGCTGACGTGCACGGGTTTTACAAACGTGTCCAGCAGTACGGTGCCGTTTTCTTCTACAATGGCAATCTCGATGATTTCGTCGCCTTGTGGGTTTAGGCCGGTGGTTTCGGTGTCGATGTAAACGGGTTCGTTATAAGCATCGTGGCCGCTGGTGGCTTTTAACATTTCTGAGTTAGTCATTTTGAGTTTCCTTAACTAATCTATCGACTGAAAAATCTATTGCCATTACTATTGCTGCAGCAGAAAAAACAATAACTGCAGCAATCCAAGACAGGGTTTCACCTATCGAAAAAAGCCTCCATGCAAGGATTAGAAGTATTAACCAGAGCATTGCAATTGAATATTTAATCATTGTCTAACGTCCTTTTTTATGTTCGTAGCGTTTGGCACAATGGCCGTCGCAGAAGAGTTTTGGTGCTTCGACTTCAGCTTCACAGAAGTGGCATTGCCCTGTGTGCGTTAAAGTGGGGCCTTTGTTGGCCTTTGCGTTACGGATGGCAAACTGGCGTTGCTGTGCCTCTTGGTGTTCGGCTTGGTCTGCAATGTCCATTTGGGTTCCTTGTTTGTTTTGTTTTAAGAATGGCACTTTATAAATGCCCTTTTTAAAACGGCCTGTTTGAACAGGCCTGTTAAGTTGTTGTTTGGCCGCTGACGTTACGGGGTCCGGTTAAATCACAATCGAAAGGAGTGTAGAGAGCGATTGCTTTAACTGCGTGTGTTATTAGCCCCACCGCACGCTGGGGTTTCTACTAAGCTACTTTTAATTTGATAAAGTCAGCGGTTAGGTTGACTGTTTGATAGTGTTTTTTAGGGTGTTTCATTAGGTCGTTAATGGGTTTACCTTTGGCGGCGCCAATTTTGATATATAGGGCACTTTCACCGCTTAATTTGAAGCCATAGTCGTTTTTAATAATGGCGATCTCTTGGGTTTGTTCGTTTACCAAGACGTCCACCCGTTGTTCTTTTTTAAGCCCCATTTGCACGGCGGTGGCTTTAAAGATGGTGATGATAATGCTGCCTTTTGGCTGTTTGCGGATGGTTACGCCTTCACGTGCAGAGGTTTGGGCTTGCAGGGGCACAAAGCCGTCTAGTCCGTTGGATTCTGTGGCGTTGGCTGTGGCCGTTTTTTTGGCGGTGGCTTTGGGTTCAACGGCTTGTTCTTGTTCTGCTGCGGAGGGTCGTTTGATCTCGTACAGGTACTTGGCTAATGCCTGACCTTTAACGGGCATTTGTACAATTTGGCCGCTGGTAATGCCTTTGGTCAGTGCTCGTGTCCATTCTGTTGATTCGCTGGCTTTGTACAGGCCTGCGTCTTTTAGCTTTTTTCTGATCGCTAATGAACTGATCGGTTGGTCTTGTTTTTGGAGCAGTTCCAGTAATTGGGGTAAATGTTTGGCAGCCATGATTAATCCTTTACGCTGTTTTTCTTTGTGTTTGATGACGATTACGGTCTTGTTGCCACATATCCATAATGGTTTGTTCATGTTCTTCGTGGTTGATGGTGATCTCTACGTCCAGCGCATCAATGGCGGCTTGGGCGCTCTCTGATTGATCGACGGTGGTTTTAAACAGTTCCCATTTATTGCGGGCCTCGTTTAAGGTGGCGATTTCGTAATTGTCTTTTTCAAAAATAAAATCCACCAGCGCAAACATGATTTGCATTTAATCCATAAACTCGGTGGTGCGGCCCAGTGCATCGGCTCTGAGCACGGCAATCTCAATCTCTTTTTGGTCGAGCTGTTTTTTGAGTTGCTTGTTCTCTTTAACGATGGCCCGTTCTGCGCTTAAACTCATAACAAGCCGCCCATTCCCAGAAGGGTGTAGGCGCCAATTGCCACCATTGCAGACAGCGCCAAGTATTGGCCCGTGGCTTTGGCGGCGGTTTTAAGCAAGTTAATGGCGTGCTCGCGTTTGATTTCATGCGGTAGTTTTAAGCCGGGTTTGATGGTTTGCATGGCGTGCTCCTAATTCTCTTTTAGCTTGTGTTTAAGGGCGCTGATCTGGTCAAATTCGTGGTCCAGGTCGATATATTCATCAGAATCAGATAGGTCTTGTTCTTCTAAAGACGTTAATTGGCTGTCGATATAACGATGTCTAGCTTTTAAGCTGTTTAAGATCACGCTTTTTTCTGGTTCTGTTAATTGCATGGCTCTCTCCTAATTGATCAGGGTTAGGACGCTTTTATATAGCGTGGTAAAAATTAAAAACGCACTCGAAAAAGCGGCGGCTAAGATGATCAGGGCAAACCCCATGTCGAGTGCTCTGTTGATGCTGGCTTGATGTGTTCTTTTCATGTCTTGGCCTTGCTTTGGGTTTCGGTTTTGTTTGTTGCTTGGTTAGTAATGTACTAAAAGGTAAATAATAGTGCAAGGATTAATTTGTACTTTTTAGTACATTGGCCAATTATTTTTTGGATTGTTGGTTGTTGTGGGGTATGATTTGGGTTGGTTTTTTTACTTATTTAAAGGGTGTCTTATGACGGGTGTTCAAGGTGTTTCTGCTATTATTCTTATCGTTTTTTTTCTTGTTTTGTATTTTTTGCCGTGGTTGGTGGCTGTTGCGAGAAAACATCATCAAATGGATGCTATTTTGATGTTAAATCTTTTTTTAGGCTGGACGTTTTTGGGGTGGGTCGCTTCTTTAATATGGTCGTTTACCGCAGTTAAGGTGGTTAAAGGCGTTAAGCCTGTTGATGTTGACGATGAGATTGAATGCCCGCAGTGTGCTGAGATGATTAAGAAAAAGGCGAAGGTTTGCCGTTATTGTGGGTTTGAATTGGCACCAGCTAAACCTCAAGAAGAGACTGGCAGTTTAATTGGTGCTGATGTGGATGACGTTGACCAGATGATGGCTGAGATTAAGGCAGAAGCCAGTCAGCGTGATAAAGCTAAGATTTAAGGGTGCTTAACTTTGTTGGGTGGGGCTATGAAAGCCACGGGGTGGATGTCTTCAATTTCGTCCACGCTGGCGGTGATGCGTTTGTGTTCTTCGTTAATGCTTAACAGTGTATAAAATCCGTCGTTGAGGTTGGCGAGTTCTTTGATCATTTTGCGCCCGTCATGGAATTTAAACAGGGCGATCATGCCGTTGAATGGTTCTAGGTTGGGTTCTATCACCACGTACCAGCCGTGTCTGATTGCTGGGTGCATAGAGTCGCCAACGACTTTAAGGCCGTATGCGTTGGGATCAGTGGTGGGTGTGTCAATATAGCCATCTCCATGCCCGACTGGGTATTGTTGTTCTTCAAAATATCCGTTGTCACCTAATTGCGCCATGCCTATTACCGGTACTGTTTTGTAATTATTACTTAGTGTACCAGTGTTTATGAGGGTATCAGTTTTATATTCGGCTGCCGCTTCGTTTATTTTTATGCTGTGGTCTTGGTCTAACCAAAATTTACTGAGTTTTAATTTGGTTTCTATTTTTCTTGCCAGCTTTTCACCCAGTTTTTTGGGATTGTTTGGGTTTTTGATTTGGCTTAAATAAGACGCATCAATATCGACCTTTTCACTGAAAACGGCTTGGCTTAATTCCCTGTTTATCAGGGTGATTAAGTTCTTTAATCTTATGTCTTGAATGTCCATGTAGCACCTCTTTTTAAAGTGTCCATGTTTATTACCTTTTGGTAAATGTCTAAAAGGTAAATAAAAGCTTGTTTTTTAATGTACCTTTTAGTACATTAGACACATGAAAAATATAAAAGACATACCTACCTCTGAAATTGCTGAACTTTTGAACGTCACTATGCCGTTTGTTTCGCACGTTAAGGGTGGCCGTAAACGCTTTTCTGCTGAACAAACTATTAAGTTAAGTCAGACGTTTGGCATCCCATTATGGGAGATTCGCCCGGATATTTATCCGCAGTCGATTTTTGAATCGGCTTGTAAGGATTAATTTCAGTTTAACCAAGCCTGTTGAGAGCAGGTAGTTTAAAAACTTAGGAGTTTCACATGACAGATTTAGAGTGGGCCATTCAACACACTGTGCACAAACAGCGCGGGCTTTCTAAGCAGTTGGCTGAGGTAGTTGGCACCAGTCAGCAGGTTTTACTTAATAAGGTGAACCCGGATAACGATTTGAACCATTTAAACCTGCGCGATGGGTTGGCGATTATGAAGCACACCGGCGACGTGACTATTTTGGAAGTGATGGCCGAACAGTGTGGGTATCGCTTACACCAGTGTAACGCTGAGGCGACGGATCTGATGGATTCGGTTTTATCGCTTATGTCTGAGCACGGTGAGTTATCTAGTTTGGTGCAGGCTTCGACTGCGGACGGCGTGATCGACGATAAAGAGAAGCGCGCCATCTTAACGAAGGCCCGCGAGATTCATCATGCGGTTGAGCAGTTTGAAAGTTCGATTGAATCAGAAGCTAAGTAAGGAGCGCACCATGTTGAACGGAGTGGTTAACACATTAAAAGGCGGCATTGCGATTGCAAACGGTTTAGTGAGTTTGTCGGACATTTGGCATAACGCTGGAGTTCGCAAGCTAAACAATGATCCAGTGACGTGGTGTCAAGAGCATGATGTTGAGTGGCACGGCGATGCGGACGAGGTGTTTGCATCGGTTGAGGTGGCTCAGGCGTATGCGTGGCACGTTAGCCCGTATCTGGCTGGCACACTGCAAAGTGCGTTAAAGGTGAGTAAACAGGCCTCACCTTTTGAGCATTATGGGGTGGATCAGTTGAAAGGGTCAGCGGCTAAGTCGCGTGACATATTTACCACGGCATTGGAACACGCAGGCATTAAGCGTGCAGAGGACTTTGCCAAACTGACTGATCTGCTTTATCAGCATACCATGATGGCATCGGCCAGATGTTTACGTAATGCGTATAAGGCAGATGGCGCGGTGCGTTCTAACTTGGACGTTAAGTCATTGGCCAAGGTGATGACGGTTGAAGTAAATGTGACCGCCGCGATCTATGCGGAAAGCATCCAAGGCTATGCGGAACTAGCGCACAAAATTAAACAGCACGCCTCACTGGTGAATGCCCTTTATAAAGATAAAGCGACGACACACTGATGACTCACTTCAATAGCCCATGTGATTTACCAGGCGTTAAGTATGACGCGGGCAAACCACAGTTCTCACTTGTTCCACCACTTGCACATGAAGCACACGCCGAGGTCTTAACCTTTGGCGCGGCTAAATACGCACCAGATAACTGGCGCAAGGTGGATAACGCCCAGACACGTTACATTGACGCGGCACTGCGCCACGTGAACGCACACGTTAAGGGTGAACACATCGACCCCGAATCAAACCTGATGCACTTGGCCCACGCCATTGCTTCGTTAAGCTTTGCGCTTGAACTATTGATCGAGTCGCAAGGCAAAAACCCCAGTCCCCTTATTGAAGAGACCGCGCACGTTGCTGAGAGTGTTACACATCAGCCTGCATCAGCGGCAAGCAGCAAGGGGTCACCAGAAAAAAAGGTACTTTATAGGGGTTAACCCTCGCGGGTGATTCGTACCGCGTTTTTTTTCTAGCTTTTGAACTTTGATTATAGGCAACTCCGAGATTTAAAATATGCACGAAAATTATCAAGACGTACTGGACCAACTAACCGACTTAGGTTTGCTTGTCACGACAATCGAATCCGACAGAGCAAAGCCTAAGCGTGTACCGGTCAACCTTGATATGTGTCCGGTCGACAATGGCAAACAGCGCTACGCTGGTTGGTATCAACTCAACACGATTTCAATCGATGGCAAATCGTATCTGGTTGGTTCATACGGATACTGGAAAGGTGCCGACAATAACGCCCAGAAAATCAAGTGGGATAAAAAGGTCACGCTAACCCCAGAACAACGAAAAGCGATGGCGGATCAACACAAAGCCGCCCAAAAGCACGCTAAAGTTCTGCGTAATAAAGAGATAGACAAAGCATCAAAACGCGCTCAAGCCTCGTGGCGAAACTGCATCAAAGATGGCCATTGCGATTACTTGGATAAAAAACAAGTTCAAGCCCACGGTATTCGCTTTCATAAAACAGAAGATGTCATGTTTGTGCCGATGCAAGACGCCAAAGGCAAGATCTACGGCCTGCAGGTTATCCGTGGTTCAAAAGCCATGGCCAAACATGCCGCGTTAATGAAGCAAAATCCAAAGCTAAAACCAAAACCTCAAAAACAGTATTGGCCAGCAGGCCTGGACAAAGTTGGGCACTATCACCTAATTGGTTCACCTCGTGAAGTGCTGCTGGTTGCCGAAGGGTACGCCACCGCCGCGACCATTCACGAATCAACAGGCCTGCCCATTGCTGTGGCCTATGATGCAAACAACCTAATTCCCGTCTCAAAGGCGCTTAAAAAAGCCTATCCACAAGCCACCATTATTATTGCCGCTGATGACGACTACCTGCAAAAGTGTAACGTCTGTGCAAAATTGAGCACAGTTACAACGCCAGAATGTACCCACTGCGGACATGGCCACGGCAAAAATAACGCAGGAATCGAACTGGCCCAAGCCGCTGCCATGTCAGTCGGTGGCCTATGGATCGCGCCCAACTTTATCAATGAACAAGGTGTCGATATACGCAACGGCAAAAAGCTCACCGACTTCAACGATTTAGCCAACCACCCAGACGGCGGCCCACACCTGGTACGTGCTCAGATAGAAGCGTTTACCTCAGACATAAAAGTGCCAAAGCCGGCAACCAAAAGCGTCACCCCAAAACAGGGGGAAGGGGAAAGGCTTCAAGCCCGTTCTACATTAGAAGTTGAAGACCTAGTCGAGCGTTTCCGTTTTGTAGATGACGACACAGGTGACTACGTGTTCGACACATGGACACACAAAATGGTTAAACGTAACAAAATGGTTCAAATGCTCAAAAAGGGCGTGCGCTTTGATGACGTTAAATCTCACCCAGTTTGGGAAACAAACGCCGTCTATCTTGATGAAATCGGCTTTGATCCAACAGGTAAAGACAACAACATCAAATGCAATATGTATACGGGTTGGCCCACACAGGCTGCCACCTTTGAAGATCCGATCGAGAAATGCTCCAAAATTTTAGACCTGCTTAAGTACCTGTGCGACAGCGAAATGAACTCAAACGAGGTATTTAACTGGGTTCTAAACTGGATGGCCTACCCGATTCAAAACCCGGGAGCCAAAATGCAAACCGCGCTGGTGTTTCATGGTCTGCAAGGTACGGGTAAATCCCTGCTTTGGGAAACCTACGCACGTCTATATGGTGATTACGGAATCATCATCAACCAAGGTGCCATGGAAGACAAGTTCAATTCAGACTGGGCCAGCCGTAAACTGTTTGCCGTAGCCGACGAAGTTGTGGCCCGTTCAGATATGTACCACATGAAGAACCAGCTCAAGGCCATGATCACCGGCGAATGGATCCGAATCAATCCAAAGAACGTCGCCGCCACCAAAGAACGTAACCATCTTAACCTGGTGTTCCTATCCAACGAGCATAACCCCGTTGTTTTAGAAGGTGACGACCGACGACACTTTGTGGTCTGGACACCAAAGAAACTGCCAGAACAGTTTTACTACGACGTGGTTGAACAGATTGAAAACGGAGGTCTGGAAGCCTTTCACCAAATGTTACTGCAGTTGGATGTTGGTGATTTTAAACACTACACCAAACCGCCAATGACACACGCCAAACAAAACCTAATCGAGATCAATGCCGATACGCCAGAAGCGTTTATGAAAGAGTGGATTGAAGGTGATCTTGGTTTGCCATTGGGGCCAGCTCCTAAAACCCTGCTTTATCGAGTTTATCAGCGATGGTGTCACATTAATGGTGAACGCTTCCCGCGTAACACCCGCCAGTTTATTCCGTACCTCAAAAAGTTTGGCATAAGAGAAAAGAGCGGTGGTATTTACGATAACCACCATTATAGCGGTTCCATCAAAAGCACCAAAATGGTAGAGCCGACAGAACAACTATTGGAAGAGCTCAAGGCAGACACTTCAGCAGAGAGTGCTCACGTTCAGTTTATGGAGTCAGATCAAACCCTAACCCACTGGCGAAGCAGTGCCGTGCTTGAATTTAAAAAAGCCGTAGAGGGCAGTATCTATGTGTAAGTTACGCAAATTACGGCAAATTACGCTAAAAATTACGCTTAACTCTATGAAATTAAAAGGAAGTTACGCAAATTACGCTTTTTAACACCTGTGCGCACACGAGGGCGTAACTATTTTAACTTTAATTAATTACTCTCGCGCACGGACTTTATAAGCGTAATTTGCGTAATTTACGTAACTTATTAATTAAATCAATAACTTAAATGTAATTTAAAACGTAACTTCCTAGTAACTTGCGTAATTTTTTAAATAAAACGCTTAAAAAGCCCATTTACCCTTGGAAAACAGATGATCAAAACAAAATCACAATTTGCAGAAATCATGGGCGTGCACAAAAGCACCGTTACCCGCTGGGGAAAAGTAGGGCGTTTAGTGTTGGCAGAAAATGGACGGGTAAAGGTAGAAGAGAGCAAAGCACTTATTAAGTCCACAGAAGGCGGCAGAACAGACGTAGCAGAGCGCCACGCCCAAAACCGTGGCCAAGCTCTACCAACGCAACCACAAACGCAACAGGCCGCAACTGAGTTGGACGAATCGGCAGACATGCAGGCCTCAGCCTCAGAGATTGGCGAAGACCGCGCCCATTACAAAGCCGTGGCTCTGGATTCAAAAAACAAATTAGACAAACTGGCAGACGCTTTAAGCAACGGTAACCGCCTACACAGAGACGAACAGCTGCAAAGCATCAGTCAACTCGCCAACGACCTTAAAAGCGGCGTAGAGCGTCTTATTGATAATCTGGCCCCACAACTAACAGGCCTGCCAGAAAAAGAGCGTCAACAAAAGATACAAAACGAAATCCACTTACTTATTCAACAAACCGCCTAAAGGAGAATCCAATGGCAAATCTAGGAACGCAATTTAATGCACACAATGTTGAGCCGGTTAGTTTTGACCGTGTACCAACAGGCTTGTATAAAGCCGTAATCACTCAGTCAGAAGTGATGCAAAACAAAACCAGTCAAGGTCATCACCTGCAGTTGCATTTTGAAGTGATCGAGGGTGAGCATATCGGTTCAGTAATTTTTGAAAAGCTCAACCTCTGGAACCAAAGCCAAAAGGCTGCTCAAATTGCAGCTGGTCAATTATCTGCCATTGCACGTGCTGTTAATGTCATGGAGTTTGAAGATACTAGCTTGCTGCACAATAAGCCAATGATGATTAAAGTCGTGCTTAAAAACGATCCTCAGCATGGTGAACAAAACGAAATCAAATCCTATAAATCTATCACCACAGATCCAAACGCACCATCACCTGGTAAAAACTTTGCAGAAAATCATGGTCCACAAACGCCACCAGCTGCAAACCCAGCCAATCTAAACCCAGATGGTTTGGCAAAAGCACCCCATGAAATGATGGCTCAACAGTAGGAGGGGTTATGGGGCATGTTCTTCACACAAACGATGATTGTCCATATCCGCACAAACACGGCGATGTTTATGACATTGATAATTGCCCCGTTTGTGACTGGGGTCTTGCGATATGTAGAAAGTGCGGAAAAGCTGAATGCGATTTGGAAAAGCCTTGCATAGACGGTGAGTCATCTATTGAAGCGCCTGTTTTAAATGGAGAAAAAGACTAAATGCCAACCCTAGCCCAAGCCCAATTAGAACGAGACAAGTTTAAGGCGCTCAAAGCCAGGCAGGAATTTGAGCAGGCCTATGAGCAGACCGTTTCTAAAGAATCAGCCGAGAGTGCTCAGCGTGTCATTAAGCAATTAGTGGCGCAGCACCTTCAAAAATTGGCGATACAATTTGCCAATGCCATTGAAGGTGAAGCCGACGAAACGCAGGTGCACTATCTGTTAAGCGACACCGCGCACGACTGGTTAAAAGGGTTAGGGCACACCGTACAGCAAAACCTTGCCGACGACCAAGCTGGTAAGGTTTTTAACAAGGCGATTAAGCCAAAAGATTTATTAACGGTCAGCCAATGGGCTGAACGTCACCGCATGATCGCCACAGGGACCAATATGCCTGGCCCGTGGCGAAACGATAATGCCCCGCACCTCACTGAGATTATGGATTCACTTAGCGAACACAGCCCGGTCAAACAGGTTACGTTTAAAAAATCCAGTGGGGTGGGCGGTACTGAGATTCTATGGAACTGGATCGGTTATCTGATTCACCACGTGCAAAACAAAGACATGATGATGGTGGTGCCCACGCTTCAACTGCGTGACCGTGAATTTAACCCGCGTTTTAAAAAGATGATTCTCGAATCGCCCGATTTAACGCCGCTAATCAGTTTTAAAAGCCGCGACACCACCACCAATCAGGATTTTGTGGAGTTTGGCCACCACAGCCGTTTGATTAAAACGGGGGCTAACTCACCAGACAGTTTGCGTGCCACCCATTTGCCGTATGTGATGTGTGACGAGGTCAGTGCGTTCCCGTGGGATGCTGGTGGCGAAGGGGACCCGGTCACGCTGATAGAAAACCGTCAAAAAACCTTCACCCGTTTTAAACGGTTATACATCAGCACGCCCACCAACTCCAACGAGTGCCGAATCACCACCGAGTTTGAAAAGTCCGACCAACGGCACCGCCACGTGGCCTGTCCGCATTGTGGGCATTATCACCCGTTTGAGTTTAAACAATTCCACTGGGAATACTCAGCCGATTCATTGGCACAAAAAGGCCAACGCAAATTGGTGCAGCGTGCGTGGTTTGAATGCCCTAAGTGCAATCACAATATCGAAGAGCACCAAAAAAACACCCTACTCGAAAACGGCCGCTGGATTCCAAAGTTCCCGCACATCAAGCACCATCGTGGCTACCACATTAATGCCTTTTACATTAAGTACGGCTTAGGCAAAACGTGGGTGGACATTGCCCAAGAGTGGGTCGACGCCCAGCAAGACGACAGCAAACTAAAATCCGTGGTTAATACCTATCTGGGTGAAGTCTGGGAAGAGAAAGGCGAAAGCATCGAGGCGGTGACCCTATTAAGCCGCCTAGAAAGCTTTGATCTGGTGTTTGATAAAAACGCCCCGCTGGTTTACCGCGTCGCTGGGGCCGATGTGCAAAAAGACCGTATTGAAGCCACCATAATCGATTTTGAAGAAACTGAGGAAGCGTGGGTGGTCAATCACATCATCGTGCCAGGGGATACCGCACTGGATGACGTATGGCAAACCTTTACCGAAGAACTCAAAGAACACGGCGTGCAGTTTGCGGCGGTCGATTCGGGCTATCAAGCCTCAATGGTATACGCAATGTGCGAGAAAAACCCGTGGTGCGTGCCCATTAAGGGTGCGGCTGGCTTTTCACGCCCACTAATCGAAGACCAAAACAAACGCCGCCAACGCCTGCGCCGCCGCCGCAAAAAAGGAATGCCGGTGGAGCCGTTGGGCGTTGATGGCGGTAAGGCCTTGGTTTACGCCCGTTTAAAACTCGATAACCCCACCACTTACGATATTGACCAAGATACCGGAGAAATTATCGGCGTGCATCGTCAATCAAAACCGGGTTACATCCACTTTAAAAACGAGCCATGTTTTGATGACGAATATTTTGCCCAGCTTACTGCAGAAAAGCTAGTGTCTAAAAAGCGTGCAGGCCGAGAGATTCAAGAGTGGGTAAAAGAACGCCCGCGAAACGAAGCACTCGATTGCATGGTGTACGGCTTGGCTGGGTTTAGGTTAGTAAAAGAAACCGGCATGGCTACACTCAAAAAAGCCCAACAACAAACGCAAGCGATTGAAGCCGACAAAGACAAACCCAAAACGCAAACCCTAAAACGCCGCGTCACCCGTAATCGTAAAAAGAACTGGAAAGTTTAACCACACTCAACCACACAAGAGGCCAATAAAATGATTCACGATTTACTCAGCCAGCGCAGTGAAAACCATTTAGTCAAAATAATGGTGTCATCGGTGGACCACTCAGCCGAGGCAGGCAGCACCCAAAAGAAAGGCCTAAACAGCGCCGAAACCTCCGCTTGTTTGGGTGGTATGGAACGCGCCCCGTTTTTGTGCTTAGTGGTGTACACCGATCTAATGGTCAAACAGAGCGACCTAACCGAACTGCACGGCCTGTTGGTTAAGTGGTGCCAAAGCCAAACATGGTACGACAGCGATTTGCAGCACATGAGCCGCCGTGTGGAAGGCATGGCCGCCAACGCCATTTTAGACCTTAACCCCAACCCCAAAAAGCACCTGACCGCCCGGCAAAAAGCCATTAATTTGGGCATTGGCTCCACCGCGTACCACAAAAAGTGGCACTTTCATCAACAAGACGTCAGCCGTCAAACCCACTTGTGGTTAGTAGATGCCGCCCAGCGACTTCACTTTAACAGCGGTACCGGCAACCCATTTTCAGCAGAAACAGCAAAGGCAGAACGATATGCTCGTGAAAACAACAAATAATTTAATTGATTTAAACAAAAAGCCAGAGCAGGCCGAAGCGCCAGCAACAGAGCCAACACCAGAAAAGCCCCTAACCCCAGAAGAACAGCACCGCAAACAGCACGCCGCGTTCTTTAAAATGCCGTTGACCGCGCAAGATTTGGCAATGGCCGCCATTGAACGCGCCGTAAAAAGTGGCACAGCAAACAAAGCAGGCCTGTTGACTCGTATTTTGGATAATCACCCAGAGTTTTTAAAACTGGTAAAAAAAGACGGCGATTTATACCCAAAAGCGGTCGATGCCTGCCAGCGATTATTGCAAGAGAAGATAGACCGCAAAAACGCCATCATCCACTAGATGTTGTGGTGTGAAAAACTTTTTTAAATAAATGTTGTATTTAGGTGTTGACGTGGGTGGTCACTCAATGGTACTATTTTCCCACAATCGGAGTTTTATACCTGATTGCCTATAAGTGCTAAAGCCAGCCCCGTTTGATTTTGTCGAGCGGGGTTTTTTTATGCCCAAATTTAAGACCTGCTTTGGATTGGGAGTCACCCGGTCGGCGGGTTTTTTTATATCAAAAAAAATTACGGTGGCCCATGAAACGAATTGTATTAGAGCGATTTTGTGATTCAGAAGACATGGGCGTATTTGGCCGCATCTTAATTGATGGCCAACACCTCTGTTACACCGTTGAACAGCCGTGGCGTGATAACACGCCCTATAAATCGTGCGTCCCCGCTGGGGATTACGATTTAGTGGCGTACACCTCACCCAAATACGGCAAAACCTTTGCATTGCAAAATCATGCGTTAGATGTTGGCGTGTTTGAAGGCTCGGCCAAGCGCTTTGCCTGTCTGATTCATTCCGCCAACCTTGCCAGCCAATTGCAAGGCTGTATTGCCGCTGGCGAAAAGTTACACCATCTACACGAAGAGTGGTCGGTCGGCATGAGCCGCCGCGCCACGGATGCCCTGTTGCATCGCATTAAAAACGGGGATCAGCTGTCCATTATTTGGAAGGATCACCCATAGTTTGGAGTGAGCCATGAATTTATTAAGTTTAATCAGCAGCGCGATAAGCCCGGTCACCGATTTAATCGACGATTTGCACACCTCTGACGAAGAGAAGTTGCAAATCAAACAGCGCGTGTTTGAGATACAGGCCAAAGCGTATAGCGAAGCGATTGATTTAGAAAAGGCGCAAATGCAAGCCCGTGCTGACATCATCAAGGCCGAAGCACAAGGCCAAAGCTGGTTACAAAGAAGTTGGCGGCCCATCACGATGCTGACGTTTCTGTGTCTTGTTGTTTGTGATGCCTTCGGACTACTCGAATTTAGACTTAGTGAGGAGGCGTGGACGCTCTTGCAAATCGGTCTGGGTGGGTATGTCGTTGGCCGTTCTGCTGAGAAAATAGCCCCGGCGATTGTGGACGGTCTTAAAAAATGATCTCAAATTATGTAAAAAACATAAAAGACTGGGCCTATCTATGGACCTTTATTATTTCATCGTTTGCAGTCTTAACGGGTTATTACCACGACTGCCAAGAGTGCTTTGATCTGTATCTGGTTGAAATTGTTTTGGGTGCGATGACGGTTTTCACCAGCTTAATCGTCTGGTTCACGGTGTCCAGTAAAGTCCAAAAAGTGGATACCAAGGTCGATACCGGCCTGCACGCCATTCAAACCCAGTTAATCAAGTCTGAAATAGATCGTCTCTACGTTCGTTTTAAGGACGTTGACAAACTTCGTGATGACGAAATGAAATATCTGATTCATCTAAACGAACAGCGAATTGCGCTGGGTATCAACTCATTCACGGAACGCAAGATCAACACGCTGTTGGCTAAAGATTTTTACTGAACGATTCATCACCTTGTAGGAGGTGGTTATCTCGCGCTGGCCTTGGTTAGTCAGTACCTATTAGGAGAAACAAATGGCTCTCAATTACGACTTGTTAGACACCCACGCCAGCCGAATGTTAAAAGCCATTGAATCGGTATTAGAAGGCAAGGCCAGCAGCGACACCCAAAGTATTGAATTAAACGGTCGCAAAATTGTGCACTACGCACACAAAGAACTGATTAGCCTGCGCCAAGCGTACATCAGTGAATACCGTGCCGAATTGCAGGCCGAAGGCTTTGCTCCGCGAACACACAAAATTAAAACAAGGTTTGTATAGATGTGGCCATTTACCAAAACAGACAGTGCGCCCAAACGTCACAACCCTTTACGTGTTATGCGGATGGGGTTAAAAGGCGCAAAACGAAACTACAACGCCGCTAAAAGTGACGACCTGACCTTTGCATGGGCCACCACCTCAAGCAATATAGACAGCATTTTAACGGCAGACCTGACCAAGCTGCGTGACCGTTCACGCCACGAATACCGCAATAACGACTATATGCACCGCTTTATCTCATTGGTTAAAACCAATGTCATCGGCCACAGCGGCGTTAAATTGCAAGTTCACAGCCAAGACACCAACGGCCAATTAGACGAATTAGCAAACGAAGCGATTGAACAGGCCTGGTTAAAGTGGTCTAAACGACATTCGTGTGACTATCAACGCCGTTTAGGGTTTAAACAAATTCAAAACTTGTTAATTCAATCGGTGTTTGTGGATGGTGAAGCCATTGTGCAGATGGTGCAAGAGCCTGCTAATGCAGATTTTGCATTTAGCGTGTTGGTTCGTCAGCCAGAAACCTTAGATCACAACCTAAACCAAGAACTTAAAAACGGTCACCGCATCCGCTTAGGCATTGAGTTTGATGTGCATGGCCGTGCGGTTAACTACTATTTTAAAGTGGCCAACGGTCATAACGGCTTTAAGCACGACGTGGTTCCAGCCGAACGTATTTTGCATTTCTTTTTACCCGAATTTATCGAGCAAGTGCGTGGCGTGCCACAAGCCGCCGCCGCTTTAACCCGTTTAAATATGCTGGGTGGCTTTGAAGAGGCCGCACTGGTTAACGCCCGTGCCGGTGCCACTAAGATGGGCTTTATCACCATGCCCGAAGGTGCAGATTATAACGGTGTGGGTGATTCGGTCGATGCCGATGGTTACCAAATTGACGAAGCCGCCCCAGGAGAATGGCACACCTTGCCCGCTGGTGCTGGGGTTGAGAATTACGATCCCGCATACCCAAGTAATGAATTTGGCGTGTTTGTTAAATCCATGCTGCGCGGTATTGCCGCTGGTTTGGGGATCAGTTATCACACCTTGGCTAATGATTTGGAAGGCGTCAACTACTCAAGTGGTCGTTTGGGTGAATTGGCCGACCGAGAAGTTTGGAAAGGCATCCAAGACTGGTTTATAGAGCAGTTTATGACACCCGTGTTTGAGGTCTGGTTACAAACCGAACTCAAGGCCGGAAACATTCGTTTGCCAAATGGATCGCTTTTACCTTACAGCAAATACAGCAAGTTCAACGCCCCAGTGTGGCAGGCTCGCAGATGGCAGTGGGTGGACCCACAAAAAGAGATGAACGCCCACGAAAAAGCCATTGATTTAGGGTTGAAATCACGCAGTGAAATCATCCGCGAAATGGGCCGCGACCCGAACGAGGTGTGGCGTGAAATTGAACGCGAAAATAAACAACTCGATAAATTTGGCATTCAACCGAAAACCGAAAACGGAGGCAGTAATGAGCCAATTAACCAAGATTCAGAGTGAATCACTTAGCCGGTCCGCCACGTTTGAACGTGCATCGGTGAATGAAGATCAACGCACCGTGGAACTGTCTTTCAGTTCAGAAGAACCGGTGGAGCGTTGGTTTGGAATAGAAGTATTAGGCCACGACGCCAGCAACGTTGATCTGGGAAGATTAGCCAATGGCGGCGCGGTATTAATGGACCACAACCATCGGGATCAGGTGGGTGTGGTTGAAAGTGTTGAGATAGACGGAAATGAGCGCAAAGGTCGCGCTGTGGTTCGCTTTGGGAAAAGTGCAAGAGCCGAAGAGGTTTATCAAGACGTAAAAGACGGCATTCGTCAAAACGTCAGTGTGGGTTACCGAATTATGGAAGCCGAACGCACAGCCGTGGAAGATGACGTCGAAACTTGGACGGCGACCCGTTGGCAGCCGTTTGAAATCTCACTGGTGTCAGTCCCTGCCGATTCATCGGTTGGCGTTGGTCGCAGTTTTGAAGAACAAATTGAATCTAAACAGGAGGCAGAAATGTCCACAGAAAAAAATAAACCCGAAGCGAACCAAGAAAATCCAATTAATGTGGATGACGTTCGCTCTCAGGCCGTTGCCGCAGAGCAACAACGCGCTAAAACAATCACTGTTTTAGGTAAAGAGCACGGTATGCGTGACATGGCAGACAAATACATTGCCGATGGTCGCACCGTTGACGAAATGAAAGACGCAGTCTTAACACAAGCAAAGGAACGTAGCGTGTCTAAAACAATTACTCAGGCGGCAGAAGCCCCAAAAACAGAAATCGGTCTAACCGGTGCAGAAACGCAACGCTTCTCAATGATGAAAGCGGTGCGTGCGTTAGCAACAGGAAACTGGGACGACGCAGGTTTTGAGCGTGATTGCTCTTTAGCAGTCGCAGACAAGCTAGGCAAAGAAGCCCGCGGTCTTTATGTACCAATGGAAGTACAGCGTGCAATGGGTACAGCCGCAGGCACAGGTATCTCAGATGCCGGTGCATTGGTTGGAACGGATCACATGGATTCCGCTTTCATCGACGCGCTACGCGCCGAGTCTTTAGTGGGCCAGTTAGGTGCTCGTTTCATGGATGGCCTAGTGGGTGATTTAGACATTCCACGTTTGGACTCTGGTTCAACTTTTGGCTGGATTACAGAAGACGCAGACGCGGCCGATTCAGAGGGCACGTTAGGTTCTGTGTTGATGTCACCCAAAACCATCGCCGGTGCGGTGCCAATGACACGCAAGCTGTTAAAACAGTCTAGCCCATCAGTCGAAGCGATTATGCGTCAAGACTTAATCCGTGGTGCAGCGTTGGCGATTGATGTTGCCGCTCTAAACGGTTCGGGTGCGGCTGGTCAGCCATTGGGTATTTTGAATCAAACGGGCGTGAATACGCAAACCGTTGCTGATATTACAAATAAAGTGCCAACCTTTGCCGAGTTGATCGGTTACGAAACTAAGTTAGCGGATGACAATGCGTTAATCGGTAACCTTAACTATATCACAACTCCGGCGATCAATGCGGCGCTTAAAACAGCAGCTAAAGATGCAGGGTCAGGGATTATGTTGGTTGAAAACGGCATGGCAAACGGTTACAGCGTTTACGCATCAACCCAAGTGCCAGTCGGCAAAATGGTGTTCGGTAACTTTAGCGATGTCATGATCGGTATGTGGGGCGTGTTAGACCTAACCGTTGATACAGCAACTAAAGCGGCTTCGGGCGGTTTAGTTCTGCGTGCATTCCAAGATGTGGACGTGGCGATTCGTCACCCAGAATCATTCTGTGTGACAGCTTAATCGCTTAACACTTAATTATTAAAGGCGGTCAGTTGATCGCCTTTTTTATTGGAGAAACAAATGAAAGTTAAATTACTTAAAGCAATTATTGTTAATGCTGAGTCATTAGATACTGGCAGTGTGGTTGAAGTTTCAGAGCGTGACGGTCGTTTTTTAACGGCTTCTGGCGCGGCTGAAAAGTCAAAGGCCAATCTTAAAAAGATTAAGCCAGGCACTAAAGCTAAATCAGACGACAAACCAGCTGAAAAATAAGTAAGTAAGCTGTTTACTCTAATCCATTCAGTGAGTGGATTAGGTTAAACCGACTTGGAGCCTGTTATGAACGTGCAATTTATCAGCAAAGATCAGCAGGCCCTATTAAAACAAATTCAAAGCCTGCCCAAACAGCAAGCCTTTGCGCAGTTTAAAGCCATTAACGAAACAATGGGCATCGCTCAAAAGGCGTTAAAGACTGAGATTATTCAGGCGTTTGATAACCCAACACCTTTCGTGCAAAACGCGTTCCGTTTGGATTACGCCACCAAACAAAAAGCCGTGGCCAGTATCCGCTTAAAAGACCGGGGCAGTGCTGAGGACGTCAAGCGATTAACCAGCCTGTTTATGACCCAGATTCGCGGCGGCACCCGTGCCGATAAAAAATCCGAGTTGGGCGCTAAAAAATACAACGCCATGCCCAGTTATAAAAACTTGGTGCCAGTGCGGACCGCTCGGCGGAATCGTTACGGCAATATCACCAAAAGCATGATGACCAAAATCTTTGCCAGTGTCGCCGCCAACCGAATTGGCCGTGGCACTAAAACAGATAGATGGTTTTACGACACCTTAAACGGCGTGTCGGGCGTTTGGGAGCGTAAAGGCAAGCGCGTTAACTTGGTGATGGTTGAAGCCAGCCAAGCCCGCTACAAACAAAAGTTTGATTTTTACGGTCTTATCGACCAAAGCGTTAACGCCAATTTCGACATGATTCACGCCCGTTGGTTAAAACGAGCACTCAAAACAGCGAGATAACCATGCAGATGGATCAAACCCCATTTTTTCAAGCGTTCGGCGAATCGGTCACGGTGGGTATTCAAACCGTCACCGCCATTGTGCAGCAACAGCAAGACGATAATTCGTCAGGCTATGGCCATATTGAGCAGGCCACTTGGTTGCAAGTGCTACCAGCCGATGCCAGCCATTTTGTCGAAGACGCCACAGTGGTGGTGCGTGGCAATACGTTCAAAGTTTATAAAGCACCCTACGCCAACTTAGAAGGGATTATGGAGGTGGAACTTGGATTTGACTAAAGTAAAAGACGCACTGTTAACCATCCCCGAACTGAAAACGGTGGAAATGGCCGACGACATGATTGATGTGGGCTTTAGTGTGGAAACCTCAAAAATGCCCGCCGTTTACTATCACGCGTGGGAGAAACGCGCCCTCGGTCGAGGGTCATTCAAAAACAAAAAGCCGGACCGTGAGCAGTCGTTTGCGTTGCGGATCTATGTGGACCAATCACAGCAAGACGCGATTTGCACTCTGATTGAAAACGCCTTAACCGGCATAAAAATGCACGACCTCGTTTTGAGCGGGGTTGAGTTAGTTGGCGGGCAGGCCATTGATGTCAAAAAAGACAAGGTCTGCTGGCGTGAAATTTACAGTTTTAAAACCACGGCTTAATACAGGAGAAATATTATGGCCTTTGAACTAATCCCCGGCACAATCGTTGAATACTCAACCGATGGCGGAACCACTTATTCAGAAATCCCAGAAGTGGATGAGCTTGGCGAATTTGGTCAAGACGGAAGCTTTATTGATGTGACCTCATTACGTGACACCACAAACAAATACGTGGGTGGTCGTACCGATACACCAGACTATCCAATCACGTTTAAAGATACTGGCGTGTTAGCAGAAACAAATTTACTGGCGGCAGCCGATGCACGTGACACGGTTAAGGTAAAAATCACATTCCCGAGCACCGCATTTTATACCTTTGATGTGGCGTTATCTGGTTACAAGTCCACCCCAACGGGTGACGTGCTAAAACACACTGTTAACGGTAAACAATCTGGTAAACCGGTTAAAGGATAATTCATGGATTTACGTGAGCGTTTAAAAAGCAGTCAAGCGGTCACGGATACCGTGGCTTATAACGAGGGTGAATTAAGTTTGCAGTTACGCCGTTTTTCAATGGCAGAGACTGCGACCTATTACAGCCTTTTTGAGGGCGAACCGTTAAAGGCCATGCTTTTTCTGTTAAAGACGGTGGTGTTAGATGAAAAGGGTCAAGCCTATTTTTCTGATTCTGACGACGATTTGATTTTGGGATCAGTCGATTCGGTGTTAAAGCCGATTATTGACGCATTTTGGAAGCACCAAATCGCACAGGGAAAGTAACCGACGCTCTGCGAAACGAACCGGGCGAACTGTTTCTGTTTCGTTTAGCGGGGCACCTTGGCCGGACCAAGGCCGAATTAAAAGCCACCATGAGTTCACACGAATTTTATGAGTGGTATGAATACTTTCAATTAGAGCCGTTTGGCTTTGTACGCGATGCCTTTAACCATGCACAGGCCATGTCTTTGCACGCTCAATTACAAGGCAATAAGACCAAGTATCAGGACTTTTTGCCCGAACACTTGGCCCCAACCAAACCCAAACTTACCGAAGAAGTTTTGGACACTATGTTTGGCCTTTAGGCCGTAAAAGGATAACCGTATGAGCCGGAAGTTAGAGTATGTGTTAACCGCTGACGCTAAAAAGTTTAATTCAGCGGTTGGCTCGGCATCTAAGGGCGCTAAACGGTTTGAAACGGCCAATAAAAAGGCCGGTGCCGAATCGTCCAAAGCGTTACGCGATGTTGAAAACCGTTTGGTGGCCATGAACCGTGTGCAAAATTCATCGGTGGCACTGGCCAAAGGCATTGGTATTGCATTTGCCGCCAGAGCAGCGGTGGCCACGGCAGGTTTTGCAGGCCTGACCAAGTTAACCGATGAAATGGACCGCGCTGGAAAAACAGCGGATAAACTCGGCCTGACCACGCAAGCCTTAACCAGTATGCGTTATGCGGTTGAACAAACCTCAGAAATGACGGGCCAGCAGTTTGACGTGGCTTTGCAGCGTATGACACGCCGTTTGGCTGAAGCCGCACAAGGTACTGGTGAAGCTAAAAACGCGCTATTTGAATTGGGTTTAGATGCTCAAAAACTCAATGACATGGCACCGGATCAAGCGTTTAAAGCTATTGCAGATCAAATGGCAAAGATTCCTGGTCAATCCGATAAGGTTCGTATCGCCTTTAAACTGTTTGATACTGAGGGTGTGAACTTAGTCAACACCTTGCAGCAAGGCTCGGCTGAGATTACCAACTTGCAGCAAAAAGCCATCGACATGGGCATCGCTTTTGATGATGAAGCGGCCTATGGTGCGGCACAATTTAATGATGAATTGGCAGACTTAAAGTTGACGTTTAAGGGGGTTATGGTTGCCATGACTCAGGAATCTGGAATTATTCCAGCCTTAAGCACTTATTTTAGGGAGGCCGCCGAATCAGTCAGATATTATCGTCAAAATAATACGGAATTAAACAATACCAGTGATGAGTATGCAGAGGTTTTAAAGCGGCTTTTAAGTGCACGCTTGGCTCTTAATCGAGCGGAAGAAGGTGGTAACAAGGCTGACATCTTTAGAAATACGCAAAGGGTTAAGCAATTAGAGGCTCAGCGTGTTTCTTTGCTTGAAAAAATAAAAGCGTTACGTGAGTCTGAGGTTAAAAATAAGCCAACCGCCTCAAGCGGTCCCGCGACCGCACTTCCAGATGTCAATGTGGGCGCCAAAGCACCGACAGCAACAAAATCAAAGGCGTCCGATTCTTGGTCAGCCATGCTGGACTCTCAAACGTCTGAATTTGGAGACAACCCATTTGCCACGCCCGCCGCCACGGGGGATTGGTCGTCGATG